ACCCTCAAATTGAGTAGTAAATTCAGCAGTAACAAGATCCTGTAGGGCTTTATTTGCTGTTTCATTAGCCGTTTTAGCCTCGTTAAATCTTGTATTAGTGTTCTCTGCATTCTGGGCAAGTTTAGCATCAATTATAGCTTCAAGCCCATCGTCCCCCCCTTGTGGGTCCCGCGCAAGATTATAAGTAGCTGCGGGTAGATAAGAATCTATATTAGCAGCTAATTGAGTTTCGTCACCTAGCCCAATAAATTTATCTATATCAGATTGAGCTGGATTTGTTATCCCCAAATCTAGATAAGCCTGCCTAGCTTCACTTTCTTTGATATACCTAGGATCAATATCCGATGTAATATTACCAAATATAGTGTCCTGATGTGTAGGATCATTACTCACACCTACATACTTGGCAACTTCTGCATCAAACGCAGCCACACCGCCCGGATCATCAGGTTTGGTGTAGCCCTCGGCTTCAATCGCTGCTGTTGCTTCCTCTGAGGTTACTTCACGTTTATTGCGGTAGTCTTTAGCAACCTCAATTTGAGCAAGATTATAGCCTTCATCTCCTTGCCCAATAAGACCTTTTTTTTGTCCTAGTGTAAGGGTATTAAATAAATCTGAACCCAACGCAGCTTCTAAATTCCCTTCAGTAAACTGACGGGGAGGTATATACTCATTCTGTAGATAAGCTATCGCCGCCGCTTGTTCTTCAGAAGTTCCTACACCTAAACCCGGTATGACTTCATTAGCACCAAAATTATATCCCGGCACCGCAGCTAGAGCTTCAGGTCTAGTAAAGGCATTCTCACTAATTATGTTAGTGATTGCTTCAGTAGTATCTAGGGCAGTATCTGGCGAAGTAGGTCCAGTTAATTGAAGAATCTCGCTGTCAGAAGGATCGTAAGATACCCCTAAGTCAGCACTGATCTCTGAGTAGTAACCCCCCACTTCTTCTGATGTATTATAGTCATCGGGGGATACTTTATTTAGGACCTCAGTTGCAATATCATAAAAATAGACCCCATCAGCATCGGTACTAAAGTCTAAATCTGTGTAATTCCCGGTATCAGAACGCGCATCATAACCAAATATTTCTTCAGTACGAGCTATAGCTGCGGCTCTTACATCTGGGTTATCAGAACGCCCATCTATTATGGCTTGGGATATAGGTGGGCTAAAGGATGCAAGTATATCTACCGCTGTAAATACACTACCTCCTAAACCGTTGAAGTTGAGACCACCGAAAGGGGTTCTACCACCAGATCCGGGCGTGCCCCCATCAGGTATAGAAAGTCCCAATATGTTTAAACCTGCACCCACACCAGCTCCTGCAAAAAATGCTTCTACTGCAATAGCATTCCGCCGGTTTACAAAATTATGGTACGGACCCCCCACCTCACCCGCTTCAGGAGTTAACCCTATTACTACGTTTGCAATATCTGTATATGTTTGGCTTTCTTCATAGGCTTCAGCAGCCCCCTCTGCCAGACTTTTTGCGCCTGCCTTTAAGAGAGCTTTTCCTGAAACCCCACCAGCCCTATCTACAATCTTTTTACTAAGTAGTGCAGTCGGATTTAAACCCCCTGTAACTGCTTCTGTTGCAGATGCTTTAATAGCTATTCTAGCTGACTCTGTATGTGCTGTCTGTATAGCTTGCTGTTCAGATTGCCCCGCTTTTATCGCAGCGTCATAAATTTTATCAAAAGCCTCAAAATAAGTACCTCCGCCAGTTTCTGCAACGGCCAAACCAATTTCAGTCGCGAATGCTGTTTGGCCCCCAAGTATCTTTGCAGTTGCAGCTTTTCCCGCCCTTCTTGCGGCAAAGTAAGTAAGTCCACCAGTTGCTGTCGATGCAACTAATGGGACTATTTCTGAAAATAGTTCTGGTAAAACTATACCCATTATAACGGTATAGGGATTATCTAATGCAAACTTCGCGACTCCCCCCGCACCTTCTTCTCCAGCGGCTTTAAGTGCAGCTATACCCTCTTTAAGTTTTTTTGATTGGGTAGCATTAATTACGGTATTTAACGCTTTTAAGGTAGCATCTATATTTTTAGGTTGACCAATACCTGTATACGGGTCCTCAAGAGAACCAGCACCTTTAGTTTTTGACCGCTCGACCCAGTTTACAAGTCCAGTCAATGAGGCAAACTGTTCTGTCCCTGCTGATATAAGGGCAGCACCTATATCTTTAAGGTATGTATATTCGGTTAGTTGTGCTTCAGTCCTAATAGGGTTATCCCAAGTACCCCCATTTAAATCCCTAGTAAGATCATTTATTTTTACGGCTACATTTATAAGTGCACGGTCTGTCGAGTTAAATTTCTTCAGGTCGTCATCAGATAACTCTTCGCCTAATCGCGTTACTTCATATAAATATAGTTCGGGATCTAGAATCCTTAATTCTTTTAGTGAAAGACTTTTTGGACGTGCAGCATCTGTCCAAGGATCACGCGCAGCGTCGGGGCTTGTATAACCTAACTTTATACCCCTAACTCTATTGGCTTCTGCTTCTTCTTTTTTTGCGTTAGCTTGTAGTAATATCTCCCAATCTGAAGTTTCTGTATCAAACCTTTTTGCTGTATCATTCGTAAGTATACGTAAATTATTATAGTTCCCCCCTAATTTACTTCCTACTGTTGTATACCTACCTTCTTGTGCACCGTATTCTAAGTCTGACGCTAGAAAATCTAGGGGGTCTTGTCCATTTTGTACCGCGTATTCAAAATCCCCTACATAGTTTATAGCTTCCATGGCAGCTTTCCCACGAGCTATTCTTTCTTCTATAATTGATCTTGGGCTAGGTCTAGAACTTCCTACTTCTCCGTAGTCTGAGTCATCAGAGAATGCCTTTTTTGTCTCTTCCTCCTCATTTCCAAGGCCAAAGAAACTACCAATATTACTCCATAAAGCTTTTTTTGTTTCCTCTAAAGGGATTGTACTATCAATAAATGCTCCAACGTCCGCTGCAGTCTTGATTATACCTTCATCTAAATTTTTAGTAGCTTGGGTAAAAAACCCTGAAGTATCTTCCCAAGTTTGCTCTATTGAATTTGATATACTAAAATCTCTATCATATTCAGTAGTAGATTCACCAGTTAATATATTAATTGGATAGTCAACCTCTGAAGGATAAAAAGTTCCGTCTGAAGTTGCCCATATATCAGTCTCAACAACGGAATCTAAAGGTAAAACAGAATAAAACTTTAGTTGCCCTGTAGCCTTTAGCTCTGCCACTTGTGACCGAGATAGATTTTCACCTCCAAGTACTTTTGACTCATATGGTTCTTCTAAAGATGTGTCTGTTGGGTCATAGTCTGTTTGTATACTGTTGAAGACTGTTTTGCCTGATGCAGTAATTACTTCAGGAGTAAGCTCAGAAGCCGTGGTCTTCAAGCTGGGATCAATATTACCCTGCACGCCCGTTACATAGTCATCATAGGCTTTCTCTAAGTAGTCTGCGCGTACTTTAGCCTTAGCTTCTTTAGAGCCTGCACTCTTATATGCGTCTATATTCTCAAAATCAGCTATTGATTTTAACTGCTGTAAAACAGGTTCAGGTATATTCTTATATATAGCCTCTTTAACCTGCCGGTTATTCTCTTCATAGTTAACGGCATTCTTTTTATTATTTAGATAGTGTACTTCTGCTGAAGAGTTATCGCTACCATCCCCCCATGTAGTACCCTCTTCATCTGGGTCATCTCCAATAGCTGATGAAGGCACGCCGTATAACTCTGCATATTCATCCGCCTTAAAGTCGGGATATTTCTCTGCGATTTCGGCTTTGGCGTTGTCGTTTTTAATTTTGAGGTCTGCCACGCGGACACTTTCAATTCGTGCGGCTTCAATTCGTGCGGCTTCAATTCGTGCGGCTTCAGCCTCAGCAGCTATCCGCGCCTTCTCAGCGGCTTCAGCGGCGATCCGGTCCTCTTCAGCTTTGGTTGCTTTGGCAATGTCGTCAAGCCGTTTGGCTTCAATTCGCGCATTTTCGAGCCGTTCATAATCGGTCTGTTTAGTTATTTCCGTTACAACACCTCCTATAGCCTCATCCGCAAACTTCGTAAGGTAAGGATCTGTTATTTTTAAAGTGTTGTCTGCTGCAACAGTAAGTGCATTGCGTGCGGCGTTGAGTCTGGCTGTATAAGCCGATACATTAGTATTATAAGCCTCTAACGAGGTGTCATAAGCCTTTCTATTACCATCAAATTTTGCTCGGGCAGTATCAAAAGTAGTAATTAAACTATTATTCTTTGTAATCCAATCGCCTACTCTTTTATTAAGGCTAACTATTTCTGCATCATTAGCTGTATTGGTTATGTCACCAGTAGATACCCAATAATCCTCACTATCTCCCTCTTCACCACTATCATACGTCCAGTAACCACCTATACCGGGTTGATCTACTACAAGAGTTTTGGTAATACCTCCCTCATCCTCGTCATAGGTGTAGTGAAATACAGGGTCTTTAGCTTTTGTAACTCTAGCATCAAACAAGCTCTTACTTCTAGCTATATCAGCTTCTATTTGCCCTCGGGTAAATGGGTTAGTTGCATCTTTTCCTGCTTGGAAGGCTTTTACTTCGGCAAGCTTAGCTTCAACTAAGGCTTTTTCATTGTTTATATCTAGATACTCTTTATCTAGATCGTCTTCTTGATCTGCTATTATGGCTGCTTCACTAACTGTTAGTGTATAGGCGTCACTTGCTGCTCGTTCTGCAGCAAACAGACTTAACACTTTACCGCTGGCTAAATAATCTACTGCCTTTGATACATCCGCGTTAAGATTATCCCTGAGTACTGAGTCTTTAAAGGCGTCAAAGATATCGTCTCCTACAAAAGCAGCGTCAATAGCTTTATTAATGGCATTATTCAAATAGCCAATCTTTTGTGTATTTTCGGGAATATCTTCAGAATAAAACCTCTCAATACTATCTCCCGTAACGTATACACTAACGGCAGCTTTTGCTATTGCAGGCCCTAGTACATCTACAAGATCAACATCACCACCGGACATAACTGCTGTAACTGATGCTGATGCCGCATTAGTTATAATCTGTTGAGCTATCTCTGGTAAATCTCTAAACCCTGCGGCTAGGTCAGCCACCCCACTGTCTACAGCATCTACAGTAGCTATATAGTCTGCATATTCTGCGGAATTTTCAACCTCTTCAAGACTAAAATCTCCCGTACTTGTAAACTCCGAAAAAGCAGCACTACCCGCTGATTGAACAGCACCCATAAAACCTGCCATTGCAATATCTTTTACGTCAAAATCACCTGACGCTGCTGAACTAATAGTAGCCCCAACAATACTTCTAACAGCACCCTCCGCAGCTCTTGCGACTAATCTTTCTGTAACAGTCCCCGCAATGACCTTCCCAGATGCATCGACGCCCGTCCCGATAGCAGCAGTAGTAGCTTCTCCCGCCCAAGTACCTGCTTTTGCACCTATATATGAGCTGCCTGCTGATATTGCTACAGCCATAAGGTCACCATCGGTTTCATACGCGGTTAGCGCGGCTCTTGCGACCCATACATAGGGCGTCCAAGGTCCGGGTACGATAGAAGCTACCAGTAGTATAGTGCCTAGAGGGTCCTCTAAAAATTTCGGAATAAGGCCACCGACGGCTTTAAAAACAGGCTTAAGAATATCATCTACGGCAAATTCGACGATATCCCCAACAATATCACCTACAGTATCAAATATACTACCCATCTATACTCTCCGGTATTCTCTGTTTACCGAACTTTACAAAAGCCATGTATTCACTATCAGATTTTGTAGCTTCTTTTATAAACACAACAGTATCGGTACTATTTTCTAATGTACGCTCTATTATCTTAATTAATTTAAATACCTCACTTCCGCTAAACATAGTTGTATAATGCGTGATACCTCCTACACGTAAGTATTCGAGGTACACTAAAACATTATTAATGTAGTTCCTTGCTGTATCTATATTAAACGCTCGACCTACTGTTTTATTTTGGTTTTCACCAACACCTCTATGAGTTAGGAAAACTGTATTACCAAACTGTTTAGTATCGGCAGAAGGCATACTCCCCTCTTTAGCTATAAGAGCTAGTGCAACAGCGAGAGGATATTTAGTATTCACCTGATCGACAGACAGAACTACTATTCTAGCTTCTGGTACTAGTTCTTCTTTACTATCAATAACTCTCATACGAGGCATACTACACCTACCCTATCTCTAATAGACTGGCGACAACATGTAGACGGTTAGCGGTAGCAGCCGTAGCTTTTAGTATCTCGGCTTCTCCTACCACAATTGGACTACTTAGAAGCTCTACTGTAGTGTTTGCACCCACTGCCTTAACCTTAAATAGACTGAATATAGCCCCTGCCGAATTAGTTAGCGTGAGTGTTATAGTGTCAGCACTACCAGAATCTTCCGATACTAATATTGATTTAACTATAGCTGTAATAGCTGTAGGGGCCGTATACAACGTAGTCGCAGCCGTAGAAGTTAAATCAACTTTAGCATTTTTATAGTTATTAGCCATTAGCTAAGAAACCACGATAGGGACTCGGAATATTCTTGAGAATTTCCTGCTCTTAGGGTCTCATCTACCCTATTAAAATACAAACGTAAGCTATTATTATGATAGTTAAAATATGACATATCATATTCAACAGGTGCGTATGCTAGAACCGGGGCCGTGAACCCTATACTATGTGAAGTAGATGCTACCATTACCTGCCCCCATCCGCACGTACGTCTATTCTAGGATGCCCTAACTGCCACTGCACGCCGGTATCTGTAGACTCTATCTTCATGGACATTTGTCTACCCCGAACCCTTATATTTACTTGGCCTGTATAGGCTTCTACTGGGGCGGTAGCGCTTCTAGTTACAGTCCCCGCACTATTACCCCCTTCAGATAAAGGGTTATTATACCCGGAACCAGAATTTTGCAGGGGATTTAGTGTCATAGTAGCATTGGGGGCATCTATAGTAGACCCTTCAAAAGTCATATCAGGGAGTACGCGCCATACAAACCCAAATTTATCCCCACCTTGTAGATCAATTTCACTAGACGTTATATATGCGTTAATAGCTGCGGGGGTATCTGTTTCAACATCGTCTATACCCTCTTCATGATTTACTAAATTAGATCTGTAGGTTGCTGCTAAAGGCAGGGTACGCATACCGGAATCTAACCAAGCTGTCCTAGCAAGGGTTCCGTAATACCATATATTATACTCGTAGTTATATATAACATACTTATCTACCGTAGTAGAACTACTAGAACAATAGAACCACCACACCTCATTAAATTCTTTATTTGTACCGGTAAAAACTTGGTCTAGTTGTACGATATTAATATCGTTAATAACATGACGTAACAGTGAACAATTTAATGTCTGCACGCGCCCATCATATTTATAGAACCTATCATTACCCATCCAATAAGATACACCATTTGCGAAGGCTACTGCATTCTGAGAGGCTATAGATATGTTATCCCCAATAAGTTCAACCCCGAATACTGCCTGCCCACCTAGGAACTGTAGGTTATATATAGAAGAATCTGTCCATATATTAACAGCTTGGTTAGACTGTTTAACAGCTACTATCTTGGTGCCACGCGATAACCTGAGACTACCAGACTGATTTGTAGTTGAGGGAGTCCAATCTGCAGCGTTTTCTTGGTCGCTCCAGCGAAATAAGAGTGGGTCTTGTGTAGTAGTACCTAACGCGTTTGTACCAAAACAAAATACAAATCTGTTTATATCGGAGACAAATACAATATTCTGTATAGTAGGTGTGTTTGAAGCCCCGCCCAAACTAGAAAGAGCTACCCCCCTAGTACTTACAGCGTTCGTAGCGTCCCAATAAAAAGGTGCACCCCCTCTAGGACCAAATATAAGATCCTCCCCAAAATTAGACTGACTCCACTGACGTAGAGACACATTGCTAGTACTCCCGACATTAAAGGGGCCAACGTTAAACTTACCCGCACCGAAACCAATAAGGGGGATTACAGTTTCTGGCCCTACATTTATTTGATATGCTGCGTCAGTTGCAGCGCCACCATTACCTGAATCGGAAGAATTAGCTGCGGTAGACGCTGTAAATGTATATGTATTTGCGTTAGGCACTAATACTATCTGGTGCTCTGCATTCAGTATATTGGCGGTTATAACACCCCCTAGAGACGCAGCACTGCTAAAAGTAACAAAATCACCAATAACAGCCCCATGACTATTATCTGTTACAGTTATAGTAGTAGATCCATCAGTAGCAGCAAACGTGGCTGCATTCGTAGTAGTTGCCCGAATAGGAGTGATATCGTAGTAAACACCCCCTCCTTCGATATAAAACTTCAAATGTGTGCCTACCCCTACTAATTTAGCTCCTGTTAGGGTAATCCAAGCCCATAAAGACCTACATACACCTTGGAATGTATTGCCTGATATACGTGCCCAACCACCTATTTTTTCAGGTAATGCGAACCTAAAACGCACTTTATCGCAGTCATACCAGCCATTCTCAGCCGCATACCGCGTTACTTCTTTATTGATACCGGGCTTAAAGATTAGTTTCTGCAGGGGCATTATAGACTACTCCAAAACTGCCCCAAACATAGACGTAGGGGTTACTTCTACCGTTACACTCTGTTTTAGCCCTAAATATACTTCACAATTAGGACATTCTTTAGTTTTTATATCGGTTTCGGTAATATCAAATCCACAAACTTCGCACGTAACTTCTATAGTATACGCAGCTATAAGAGTGTTATCTCCAGTTTTTTCTGTTTCATAGCGTTGTTTCATATACTTCTTCCTTTACGGCGTCACAGCTTCTTCATAATAGACTATAAGCTGTTTCTGTTGATCTATAAACCGCTTTATTTCCGCCATATTTAACGCCAATGTCTCATAATCACGAACACTTAGGGCATAAAAGACAAGTGAATCACCATTTTCTTTGCCAAATCGCTTCTTAAAATCCAGGTAAGTATCTGGAGTTACTACATAAAAATGGATATTATTTAACGATACGGGGCGCGGATGTTTCTGGAGTGGGATATTTCGCTCAATCTCGGCAGTCTTGACCTCAATTGGAAGTATATCCTTAAAGCTACTGCACCCACTACTTAACAGCAGGAACAGCACCGGAAAGAATTTCAAGGGACCTAAACAGTTTAGCCGTACCAGCATTGATCTTCTTCTCCACCAAAAGTGGTTCCTTCAGACTTAAACTAGATAAATTATGCTTCTGTAACTTCCCAATTAACACGTCCTTATATCCATTCGCCTTATCTAATCGCCCACGTAAATCAGAATTTAGTTTGGCAAATTTCTTTTGGTCTGCAACTAAGGTATTAATTGTGTCATCTTGGAGCTTTTTTACCATTTTAAGTTTAGCTGTATTTTCAATTAACGCCTGTATACGTGCCTGACTGTCCGTATAGTAGTAATAAGCTCCTGCAGCAGCAGCCCCAACAATACCTATTACGACCACTAAAATATAGATTCGGATCATTATACGTCAACTACCACCCTTAATAGGCGGATGGATACCATTATGCATCTTTCTCATCCGATCAGACTCTGCCCTAAGATGCTCCACCTCGACGGCCAAACGCTCAAGTGAGCGATGAAGGTGTTCACGGCTGTTTGGGTCCAGCATCTTACTTAACACGCTCACCCGCTGTTCTGCTATCTGTGTCGCGGTATCATTCTTATCCAAATTATTATCAAGGTGACCTAGACGCTTAATAATTCCCTTAATGTCTTCTTCAAGCTCGATACATTTTGCTCGCGTCAAAACAAAGGAGGCGACCACAGACGCGATCATACCCACTAAGGTAATAAGTAAGCGCGCATCTAACTCCACCTTATGAACCTTATTTAGGCCGCGACATGCGCTTTACCCGCCGTAATCGCATCCGTAAACGGACTTAAATCTTCATCTGTCCAGAACGTCCAGTCAATTACCAGTTCTAGGTGGTCAACATTACGCTGCATGACTGTTTCGTCATCTGTATAATCACTAGGTGTTGCAATTACTGCGTTAATTAAGTTAACCGAGTCCATTGCAGAAGAGTAATGTTGCGCAATTTGTTCCGGGGTTTCTACTTCATCATCCATTTTTAATTTCCTTCTTGAGTTTTGTAATTTCATTAGATAGGTCTTGTACTGCTTTGACTAGAACGGGAACTAACTTCCCGTAGCTAGCTTCTAGTTTTTCTGGATTGTTTTTAAGTACTAGGCTTAGATAGTCTTCAGCACCGGCATCAATCTGTGCTTCATCCAAGTCCTGTGCGATAAATCCAGCTTCCTGCTGACCAACCTTGGCACCATCACGCATATTCCAAGTAAATTTGACGGGCTTCAGCGTGTTGATGAAGTCGATGCCGAGCGGCAGTTCTTCAATGTCTTTCTTGTCACGACGATCTGATAGAGCAGAAATGGTCTGCACTTGGCAGCGCAGCGCGGAAATAGAACTACTACCAAGCGTTATTTCATTACTCACTGTGGCACTACTAGCGTCTGCAGTCTTGCCGATGCATATATTGTTGGTTGAGGTGGTCGTAGTAGAGCCAGAAGCGGAGCCAATAAAAACATTGGAAACCCCAGTAGTTAGATTCAGGCCCGAATCCTTACCAACAACCGTGTTCTGTTGTGCCCCGGATGCAACTTTTGGCAGCGAATTTGCTCCAACAGCTATGTTGTTAAATGCAGTATTATTTGCAGTGCCCTTCCCGGCACCCTCTCCTACATAAGTGTTGCGGGACCCTGTAGTTGCGTAATAGCCACTGTTCGCGCCTAAAAATACATTATTTGTACCGGTACTACTATAACCAGCGGTGTAGCCCATATAAATATTCATGGTGCCGTTCTCGTTAGTGTATCCGGCAGACTTGCCAACGGCGGTATTATATTTGACTGCTGCACCGACTCTGAGAGCATCGGACCCTAACCCAACGGAAAATTGGTCGATGCTCTTAGCATCTGATAGACCATCGATACTTGTTGCACCACCAGCTTCCCAACCAGCTTCGCCACTAGAGTCAACTGTAAGAACATAATTATCAGTTGCAGTGGTGTCTTTGATTACAAAGTTAATACCGGGGATACGGAACTTAGTTACACTGGCGTTACCAAGAGTGATCTCATTACTTACTGTGGCACTAGAGGCTTCAGCATCATAGCCAAGAAACGTATTGTTGGTACCAGTAGTTGTGGTATTACCTGCATTAAAGCCGAGATAACTATTACGGTACCCAGAAGTAGTAGCAAGTCCAGCCTTCCAGCCCACGGCGGTGTTTTGCTCTCCGGTAGTGATCCCTGTTAATGCGTTGTCGCCAACAGCGACCATATACTGAGCACCTGTAGTAGTACTGCCAGATACGCCATACCCCGCCTTATAACCTATAAGAGTGTTACTCGTACCCGGATTAAACCGCCCTGCATAATACCCAACAAAAGTGTTATTACTGGTGGTAGTTGGACCACTAGCATCACCGGCATCCCTGCCGATCATAGTATTACCGGACCCGGTTGTAATTTTTGAACCTGCGTTATAACCGAGAAAGGTATTACTTCCCCCAGTAGAGTTTCTTATACCAGCATTCATGCCAACGCCTGTATTGCCTGCCCCTGTTGTATTATCGAGTAAACTGTCAGTGCCTAAGGCGGCATTATTTGTCCCGGTTGTATTATTTTTAAGCGCAGCAGAGCCTACCGCAGTAAGATATGTGGCGCTAAGAGAGCCACTACTTAACGTATCATACCCAAGCGCTGTAGTACCGGTCCCACCCTTCTTACCTGCATCATAGCCGATCATGACAGAATTTGAGCTAGTGGAAGTGGCACCAGCACCTCGACCAAAAGCAGTGTTGTTGTGTGTTGTCACAATAGATTTTAAAGCATCAACGCCCATTGCCGTATTGCCGTATGCAGTCGTTGCTCCTGAAAGAGCCTGATAACCAACGGCTGTGCTATAACCAAAACTTGTGGTCATACTATCCATTGCCTGATAACCAACGGCTGTATTAAATGCCGCTGTTGTAGCGTCATTAAGTGCCTGATAACCAACGGCTGTATTGTTATTTGCGCTGCCATCATCTGCCGCAAGAGCACCAGTACCAAGACCAATGGTTGCACCACTTGAATTGGTAAGAGCATCTGACAAGCCGTCGATATCAGTGGCACCACCAGCAGCCGCTTGGAATGTGGGGGCTACCCCTGATCCATTCGAGGTCAGAACATGTCCATCAGTCCCGACCGCCGTGGCAGCAATTGCACCTGTCCCAGCACCGTAGAGGATGCCGTTAGCGGCAAACGTCCCAGCACCTGTACCACCTTGAGCAACAGCAAGATCGGTACCTAGAGTTAGTGCACCGGCGATGTCCACCGCGCCTGAGAAATCACCCGTTGCCGCGTCTAGCTCGCCACTTAAAGTGATGTTAGTCGCACCGGTAATGGCACCACTCAGCGCGACGGCACCGTTGATATCTATAGTTGTAGCTGCAATCTGAATCTCTGTATCTGCAACGATATCAAGTTGGCCGTCAGCAGATGAGTTAAGGTATATAGCTGCGTCACGGAACTGTATCTTATTTGCAGCAGCTATCGTCGTCGCAGCAGCTATATTAACAGCCCCATCAATGTCCACGACATCTAGGTTGGTTGTTCCGGCAACGTCTAAGGCACCGTCTATGTCCACCGCGCCTGAGAAATCACCCGTTGCTGCGTCAAGTTCTCCGCTTAGGGTTATATTGGTTGCACCAGTAATGGCACCACTCAGCGCGACGGCTCCATTAATATCAATAGTGGTTGCATTAATCTCAATTTCTGTGTCGGACACTAAATCCAATACGCCGTCTGCGCTTTGATGGATGTATGTGCCTGAATCACCAAATTGTAATTGTCTTGTACTATTGAGTAATAAACCGGTATCGGCAACATGCGTCAGTGTGACATCTTGGTCATCACCAAAGGCTGCAACAGCGCCGTCAGCAAGATATAAGTCGCTAAACTCTAGAGCCGTTGTACCAAGGGCTGCGCCATCTGAGGCATCAGGAACAAAAGCTGTAGTTGCAGTTATTGTTGTACCTTGAATAGTAGACGAGCCTGTTAACGCGCCACCTATAGTTACTGCACCGTCAATCGCCGCTGCACCGGTAACTTCCAGAGTTGCAATCTGGAGATCTGACAGAGCATTTACTACCGCTGCCCCAGAACCCGCGCCATCGCAATAAATAACTACGTTTTTACCATTCTGGACAGTCACATTTGCGCCAGAACCCTGCGATAAAATCAGTGACTGACTACCACTAGTAGCATTTTCGATGATAAACCAAGCAGGTGCGGTATTTGGAGCTATTGTAATTGTGCAAGCAGAATCCAAAGCTCCCGTGAATTTAACGACACGATACATTCCATCCTGAAGGTTCTCAGTACCTGAGCCGGGAGACGCCTCTCGAACAGTCAAAGTAGCCGTATCTGCATTTGTTGTTATGGCTACGGCCTTATACGAGGCTATCCTGTCAAGGATATCGAGGTTATGGTTTGTTGTATCGCCCCACGCCCCGTCCTGTTCACCAGAACCGATTTTCTCTATGCCAAAACCTGTTGTATATGTCGATGCCATGATTCTTCCTTAAACTATCATTATAACATATTACTACTAGTATATTTAAACGCCAACAATATTCTGCCATCCAGGTGTCTATGTAGTACTTATAGCTGCCCAACTAGGTACTTGCGTAGTATCTACGTCACTCCAGAGAAGTACAGTACCGATACCCCCAGTAGCACTAACTCCAGTAACTATAACATCTGCACCAATTGAAGCAGTTACAGAACCAAGAGCAGAAGTGCCAGCTACCCCCGTTACACTAAATACAGCGGCGGCAATAACAGTCTCAGAACCAAGAGCCGAAGTACCAGCTACCCCCGTTACAGAAACCGTTGCTCCAGCTACAACAGTTTCAGAGCCAAGAGCAGAAGTACCAGCTACCCCCGTTACACTAAATACAGCGGCGGCAATAACAGTCTCAGAGCCAAGAGCAGAAGTGCCAGCTACCCCAGTTACAGAAACCGTTGCCCCAGTGGTAACAGTCTCAGAGCCAAGAGCAGAAGTACCAGCTACCCCCGTTACAATTACAGGTAACTCTGTATTCCAAGCACCCTGACCGTAAGTACCTCGCCCAAAACCACTTATATCTGAGTTCGACATAATTGGCCCTATAAAGCTATGCTATACGTATAATAGCGTTACTTGCGTCTGCTGCAGGGAACTGAATAGTAAAATCACCTGCGGTGGAAGTTTTATCCGCCCCAAAATCAAGTACAGCAACGGCTTTATCAGAATCAGTATCGTTATAAATCAAAGCTCCCCGCGCTGTAATCGTAGCACTACTCCAAGTAGTATTAGCAAAATCCGTAAACCCGGTAGTACCACTACTTGATGGGTCAACTCTTGTTAACGTATTGCCCCCTGCGGTGTACCCCGTACCAGATATTTCATTAGTCGCGCTATACGCAGTGGTTGCAGCACCTAAACTTGCGCTAGAGGTGTAGAGAGCTATCTTAAAGGTATCTCCACCACTATTTTTAAAATTATGCACAGCCTCTAAAAGCTCTTTCTTAAAAGAAGTACACATTGCTTGTGAAATCGCCATAACCTACTCCTATCCTACAGCTTGTCTATATTGTCCTGAACGGTACGCATCTTCTCGTAACTTACCATCTCCAAGATTTTTAAGTAACCCTAAAGCATGTACATAGAAACCCTGATAATTAGATATTGTATCAGGTTCTCCTTTCATAAATCGTATAGCCTCAATCAAAGCACCATTCAATAACGCAGAGTCAAACTCATCCCCTAACCATGTAGTGCCAGCAGTTACAATGGATTCAGGATAGTATCCGTAATGAAGTTCGACATCGAATGCGCTATTGGGAGTTGGACCTACTATAAGGCTAGTAGCACTAAAATAAGCATAATGTGTAGGTGTACCCGTAGTTGCAGGGTTAGGAAAAGCCTCACGTATAAAGTTTACATCTTTATTGATAAGGAAAGTATACGCCCCCGCATCACTTATTGCTGCTAAACTATAAGTATATAAAAAATCATCGGGGACCGTTAAGAACTTATTACTAGAAGTTAAAACTCCGGTAACATTCCTTCGCAGGGCGGGTATCTGTACACTATTATATATCTTCTGTTCTGCTTGATCCGTAAACAAAGCAAGCTGCGCATCTGTGAAGGTATTTTCACAAATATCTTGGATATCCTCTTTTAGATCCGTGTAATTCATAGTTTACCAACCTTTTAGGAAGTAGTTACCACAACTTGCCCTACAAACCCAGAACCAATAATAGGTGTAATAGCCTGCAGCCCTACAGGATTCGGCCCTCCCGAAGAGTTAATGGCTACAATCTGTGCCCTACTTTGAGCATAACCCGCAAAATCAGGTCTAGGGTCTCGTATAGCCTGCGGATCATCTACTGGGTACATACCCAACTCAAGTTGAGGATGATCTGGGTCCCAGCACGTAGGACAAGCCTTTAAGTTAGTAGTAATGCCCTTTTTTGTAAGCTTACGCAGCTTAACTAGCTTATACCTAAACCCACAAATATCACATTCCGCGAGGGCATTCTTACCTGATGCAAATCTAACGGACATCTAACAAAACCTATTTACTACCCTGTTCTTTCATAAATATCCCGGCTACGACTGTAACAGCAGCAGCGCCCAAAAAGTATAGCCCCCCTGCAGGGATACACATGGAGAGAATAAGAGCGCCTACACCAACAGCGATCCATGAAGTTGGTTCCACAACCCTATTCCTAACCCAATCTACAACTACAGCTACATCCATAACTAACTCCTACCACTAACTAAAATATAAATATTAACTTTACTACTAAGGCCATATCTTCAACATATATACCACAATATGCGTATTCATATCCTAGAAATTTTAGGTACAAACCTTGCCGAAGATTTTTCTCTATCTTCTCCAGCGGCAAGACCAAATTGAAATTCATAATCAGCCTTCAGCATTTCAATCCTAGGTGCAAGATCAGGTGATTTCATAGCAATGTTATATGCTAACCCTGCCACTAAACAAGGAAGGAACCGGAAATTCATGTCTGCGGTTTCTATACCACCACCAGCATCTTCTATTCTACGCATACGCCAATAGACAAAGGTATAGTCATTACTATCTGGTACAGGCCAAACATTGATCTTAGGTGCATCAACGAGCCTCTCTATCCACACCTGAATAGGTCTACCGCGTGAAAGTTTATTGGGTATAGAGGCAAAAGTACTTACACTAATACGACTAATATTAATGTCAGACTGTCTTGTTGTACTACCACTATTCGTACGAATAGCTTGTTCTAATAAATCTATAGTGTCAGAAGGGAGCGTATACTGGGAGGTACCTGTTGTTAAAGCCACTGTACCAGAATCTATAGTCCACAGATTTATACCCCTATTCTGCCATTCTATAGTAAGGAGATTCATTGACCGGCGAGCAGTACGGAGATCATACCCCGAACGCATTTCACTACCTGCACGCTCCCACGCTTCTTCAGCGATCTCCGTGAAGTTCATATCAAATGCAGTTGTACCTGACGTAGCCATTATGACTTCCTATATTTAGCCGTTTTCTTAGCTATCTTCTTTGGCTGCTTCACGAACTGCTTCCCGGCAGCAGTCCCCTGGCGCTTTGCTCGCGTGGTCGCTGCATACTCCTTCGAGGATAACGATTTTATGGCCTTCTCCGGTAAGTATCGTTCGCCCGTCTTCTTCGATGGTTTTCCTGACTTCGTTTTCCATTTCTGCTTTGTCCACTTCGACAGTTTATTACTAGATTTCTTCCTACCTTCGTACGATCCGCCAGCATCTTTATAATACTTAGTAGCAAGTTGCATAGCTCTAGCCGAATGTTTACCGCCCATCTTGGCTTTAGCTCGTGACTTAGCTTTAGCCCATTTAGCAGGATCACGTTTAGTAGCTACACCACCTGACTTATAGTATTGACGCATTAAGACCCCTTCATCTTAACCATCTTAGCGGGACGAACACCTTTTATAGCTTTACCCGCACCGCGAACTGTACCGCCCTTTTTATACTTCATCATACCGCCCATATTCTTCTTTACGGGCTTTTTCTTTTCCTTCTTTTTTGGCTTCTTTTTTGATTTCGAATCTTCTTCTGTGGCCCCTTCGGGTACAGTAATGTTATCGAAGTCCATCATATTTTGCTTATCATATTGGGTAGTATCCAACTTCGACGTACCGCCCTCGACGTACTTCATAGGGCCTTTTCTCATATCCATATCAAACTTCCTTTCAACATTTCCAGCGTTTCCTAGCCTGTCTAAGACGGCTATTTGGATCTTTAGCTGCTTTAGGGAACTTCTTCATCTGTCCTGCACTACGAGCGCAATAAGATTTACGTCGGTTAGCAGATTTACTACCGGGTTTAACTTTGCCTGTCACAGCCGTCTTTAGTTTACTACCGGGATTCTTACTACGGTAAGAAGCTACCCCCGCTCTAGTCATCCCTGCGCCAGATTTAGTAGAGCGAAAGTTCTTCTTATTCCTAGCAGGCATATTGTCTGGCTTACGCACACTACCACCAGACTTATAATATGTACGCACAGGGATTACCCCTCGTAAAAGACGGTCATAGATGAAAGACCAGCTACAGAATATGTTACATACCCGCCACCTACACATAATATACCGTCATCAGGAACATCAGGGTATTGTGTAGTGTTAGCAGCCGCTACAGTATTGAACTGCATACGTATAGTACCTGTACCAGAACCTTCTCTAAATGTGATCGTACCTGCCGTACCCGTATTAACAGCATATAGTCCACGAAGGCGTAACCTACCCTTGAATATAGGGGCAGCAATAGAGGAACCAGAACCCGCGCTTACGTTACCCGCAGGGTTACCTACTGCTGCTATTTGACTTATGGTAGTAAAGAAAGTGGAACCTGTCGCGGTATCGGCATTTGCGCCTGTGATGGATTCAGTAACAGCGTCACCCTGCTCATCTGTACCTGTTACAGTAAAAGACTTACTAGAATCGTTCCCTGCACTTAGAATAGTAATATTACGAGGTTCATCGAATGTTACTGCGCCCCCAGAAGTAAGTGCGCCACCTAGGACTAAATTAGCGTTATTACCTACAGCAGCAGCAACGGAAATACCATCGGCGTCTATTGCGGCAGCAGTTATGAACGTAGATTGAATGTCAGAAGACATGTAGATCCTCCTTAAAAAGGGTGAGGATTTTTAGGCCCTCACCCATTAGACCTATTAAGATATAGTCGCAATAGGAGTAGATAGGGCTGTTGCCATCCAAGTGGAATTGGTTCCGT